CCGGATCATATGAAGCTGGAGCAGATTCTGGTTTGGACGTACAAAAATACGCTTGGCAACAATCCAAAAGACCGATACAAACTGAATTATCAGGATTGTCTCTTTTTCAGAGGTGTGGATGCTCCTGACCTGGATTGTCCGCTGACAACGGAGCAGTGGGCGGTCCAGGAGATCAATGCACCGGACGGACGGCAGGGCGACCGTTATCACGCATGGCAGAAGCCGATTGAGATCGCGGAGCGGTTCATCCGCCACAGTACGAAACCGGGTGATATCGTGTTTGACCCGTTTGCATGCACCGGAACTTTTCTCCTTGCTTCTGCGAAACTCGGACGCAGGGCATACGGGTTTGAAATTGATCCTGACCATGCCTATATTGCCGCCGAAAGGGGGTGCCTGATTGGATAAGAATCAAGCTGTTTTGAATGATTTACGTTACAGCCTGGCTCAGGTCGATAAGGCGCGTCCGATCATCAGAAAGCTGATGGGCGGGGGTGAAATCAAAGCGGTGGAAGGCCGGGATGATGAAATCTGCCTGATGCTCGACCGGAACTGCGGGACTGATTATTTTCAGGTTTACGGCAGAGGTGAAAAACTGGATGGCGTTGTCTGGGGAGTCGGGAGCCGTTTTCAAAGTGTATGGCACGGTAAAAAACCGTTCAATACATTCACGATCAGAAAGGAACGTGCAAGCGGGACCCGGACAGAATATGAAAAACGTAAACTTGCAATCGAGCGGAATGGTGTTTATCCGTTTTTGACCATGCACGGATATTACGATGAGCAGACCGGAGATATTTTGAGCATTGCAATTGCCCGAACAAAGGATTTATGGGAGTGCATCGAAAATGGTCATGCGGATGTCAAAAAAACAGGAGAGTCGCAAATCGGTCAAGCTGTCTTTTATTATCTGGATTGGGAGAAGGTCAAGAGTCTCGATTATCCGATAAAAGTTTATAAAAAAGGTGAAGGAATCATATGAGATGGCGGATTGGAATTTTTAACTGATGGAACAGGAGCAGGATGAAGCACAGCAGAAAATACAGGGATATCGCAAAACGGCTGATCCGGACATTGCCTGAGTTTGAAGATCTTCTGGAGGCAGAACCGCAGATCGCGTATCTGAGCAGCTGGGAAATGAAGATCAAGAACCGAAAAATTGTTTTTGCGGAATGCTGTAAGGTCGATGAAAAATATAAATGGTGCTGTCATTATGACTTTTTTATCGTTGTTTATGAACCGAATGTCGAAGGTTTCAATGAACAGCAGCTTTCAACACTGATCAGGCATGAACTGCATCATGTCGGGATCGATTATAAAGACGATGGTTTGAATTATTTTGTCAGGCCACATGATGTAGAAGAGTTCTGGGAAATCATTGAAGAATGCGGATTATGTTGGAATGAAGAAGTAATAATGAAGAATTAGAAAACAGGAGGCAGGAATGCCGAGGGGAGAACATCCAAACAGCAAGGCGAATTTGAAGCCTTTGAATAAACGAACAAAGAAAGAACAAAGAAAAATCCAGGTTTCCGGCGGCATTGCATCGGGTGAAGCTCGTGCTGTTTACAAGTCACTGACAGAAGATTTGAAAGAGCGGATGACAGCAGAAAGAGTTGCGAAGGCAAATGACAGGATTATTTCCATGATGGAGCATGGCAATCTGCACGCTTATGAGATCGTGCGGGATATGTTAGGAGAAAATCCAAACAATATGTCTACTGAAATGATTGAACCGGTGAAGGTGATATTCGATGTCTGAAGTGATGTTGTCCGGTCTGATCGGTCCTGCGTTTTATGATACTGCCCATGACGTGATGGATCATCGTCACACACATTATGATCTATCCGGCGGTCGTGGTTCGCTGAAATCTTCATTTGTTTCCGTGATGGTTCCATTACTCATCATCATGAATAAGGACATTCATGCACTGGTTTTGCGGAAGGTTGGAAACACGATCCGGGATTCTGTATATGCTCAGTATCTATGGGCAATCGGTGAATTAGGTATGGCGCATCTATGGAGGGCGCAGCGGACACCGATGGAACTGGTTTACAAGCCGACGGGGCAGAAGATCATGTTCCGGGGTGCGGATGACCCGATGAAGATCAAGTCTATCAAGGTTCCTTTCGGATATATCGGTATCACGCACTTTGAAGAAAAAGACCAGTTTGCGGGACGTTCTGAAATCAGAAGTATTTTACAGTCTACTATGCGCGGTGGTTCAAAGTTCTGGAATTTCGAATCGTATAACCCGCCGATTTCTCGTGATAACTGGGCAAATAAAGACACGTTGGAACAGAGAGAAGACAGGTTATGCCACAAAAGCAATTATCTACAAGCTCCTGTAAATTGGCTCGGTGAACAATTTCTGAATGAGGCTGAACATCTGAAAGAGACGAATGAACGAGCATACTTACATGAATACATGGGTGAACCTGTTGGCACTGGTTCTGAAGTCTTTGAAAATTTAGAGATTCGTGAAATCACAGATGATGAAATAAGCCATTTTGACAGGATTCAGCATGGGCTTGACTGGGGATACTATCCTGATCCATGGGCATACAACGGCATGCACTACAACAGTGCAAAACAGACATTGACCATTTTCAGTGAGATGACAGACTGGAAGAAAGGCAATGAAGAAACCGCCGAGCAACTCAAAAACGGCAAACTGGTGATGACAATCGATGAAAAGGGCGATTACCAATGGCGGGGACTGACGCGGGAAGACAAGATCATCGCAGACAGCGAAGACCCGAAAAGCATTGCTGATTACAATAAATTCGGATTGCGCTGCGTCGGTGCTGAAAAAGGACCAGGGAGCGTGGATTATTCTTTTAAATGGCTGCAAAGTCTGAAAGCAATTGTTATTGATCCGAAACGAACGCCGGATACATATGCAGAGTTTTCTTCTTACGAATATGAACGCACGAAAGCAGGTGAGATCATCAGCGGTTATCCTGACGGAAACGATCATCACATTTCAGCAGTCAGGTATGGGACAGAATATGTCTGGAAGAAGCCTGGGAACAAGAAACCGCGGGAATATCAGAGTATTTTTGGAATATAAAGGACAGTCCAACGAGTGGACAGTCTCGGAGGGATAGAGCATGAAAACATATCAAGACCTTTTAGCTGTTGGAGAAAATGAAAAAGATAGAATCGACTTCGTTCGACAGGTTATCAACGAATTCAAATCCTCTGACATTTACCGCGATGCGGATGTTGCATATCAGTATGCACAACGGAAGAACGTCACAATCAACAAATATCAGAAGCTCCTGTACACCATCAGTGGAAAAGCAGTACCGGATAATTATTCTGCGAACTGGAAAATGTCAAGCAACTTCTTTCCTCGGTTCGTAACGCAGGAAAACCAATATCTGTTCGGAAACGGTATCAACTGGCAAAATGATAATACCGCTGAAAAACTCGGCAAGAATTTTGATATTGTATTACAGAAGCTCGGTAAAAATGCTCTGATTGGTGGGTGTGCTTTCGGGTTCTGGAATCTGGATCATCTGGAATCATTCAAAATCACGGAGTTTGCTCCGATGTATGATGAAGAAAATGGCGCACTGATGGCAGGTGTCAGATGGTGGCAGTTGGCATCTAACAAACCTCTGAGAGCAACGTTGTATGAACTTGACGGATACACAGATTTCATCTGGCGTTCCGGTGAAGAAGGTGTAGTCCTGAAAGAAAAACAATCGTATATCAAAAGGTACGTTTCCACAAAAGCAGATGGGACGGAGATTTACGATTATGACAATTATCCATCCTTCCCGATTGTTCCTCTTTGGGGTAATGAAAATAAGCAGTCAGAATTGGTCGGACTTCGTGAGCAGATTGACGTGTATGACCTGATAAAGTCCGGTTTTGCCAATGACTTGGATGACGCCAGTCAAATCTACTGGACGATTCAAAATGCAGGCGGGATGGATGACATTGACCTTGTGAAATTTGTTGAACGGATGAAAACGGTCAAAGCGGCAGTCGTTGAAGATGACGGAGCATCAGCAGAAGCACACACAATGGAAGTACCGTATCAGAGCAGAGAAACGTATCTGAATATGGTATCAAAAGACCTGTACCGTGATGCTATGGCACTGGACACAGAAGAAATTGCTGGTGGTGCTGTTACTGCTACGCAGATTCGTGCGGCATATGAACCATTGAACAGTAAGACAGATGAATTTGAATACTGCGTCCATGATTTCCTTGACAGGATTCTTGCTATTGCAGGAATACCGGAAGATCATGCAACGTTCACTCGGTCAATGATGATAAACCGTTCCGAAGAAATTGACAACGTTATGAAGTCTGCGACGAACTTACCTTCTGATTATGTCACACGAAAGATAT